CGATCGGGGCGCGGCCTCCGCCACGGGCGATCGGGGCGCGGCCTCCGCCACGGGCTATCAGGGCGCGGCCTCCGCCACGGGCGATCAGGGCGCGGCCTCCGCCACGGGCAAAGCCGGTGTTGCTCTTGCAGCTGGATATGAGTGTAAAGCAATGGGCGCACTTGGCTGCGCGATCTGCTGTGTTGAGCGCGGCAAATGGGACGGGGAGGCACATCCGATTATTGCCGCCAAAGCGGCAATTGTCGACGGCGAGAAGATCAAGGCCGATACCTGGTATCAGCTGAAGAACGGCGAATTTGTGGAGGTGGAGTAAATGCTCGATACAATCTCCACGGCGAAGATGAGCCACGAAGAATGGCTGGAGGAACGCAGAAAGTCCATTGGCGGGAGTGACGCGGCGGCTGTTATCGGAATGAGCCGCTTTGCAAGCCCGTACACGGTATGGATGGATAAGACTGGGCGTCTCCCGGAAAAGGAAGACACAGAGGCTATGCGGATCGGCAGAGATCTCGAGGAGTATGTCGCGAAGCGCTTTGAAGAAGCGTCCGGGAAAAAGGTGCGGCGCTGCAACTACATCATTCGGAATCCCGCGTATCCGTGGGCGCACGCAGACATTGACAGGCGAATTTCCAGCGAAAATGCAGGGCTGGAATGCAAGACAACCTCGACGCTTGACATTCGGCAGTTCAACGGTGTGGATTTCCCGGAGAAATATTATTGCCAGTGCGTGCATTATCTGGCCGTCACCGGCCTAGACCGTTGGTATTTGGCGGTTCTCGTCTTCGGACGCGGATTTTTTACATACACGCTCGAGCGCGATGAGGCGGAAATCTCCGCGCTGATGGAGGCGGAGAAGCTTTTCTGGCGATGCGTCGAGGAAGACACCCCGCCTGCACCGGACGGTTCGGAGGCGACGACGGACGCGATCAGCACGGTTTATGCCGATAGCAACGGCGAACAGCTTGATTTGTTCGGGCGTGAACAGCTGCTTTCCGAGTATATGCAGATCAAGCGTCAGGCGGCGGCACTGGCGGAGCGCAGCCGCGAGATTGAAAACACAATCAAGCTCGATATGGGCACGGCAGAGCGGGCCGCCTGCAACGGCTACAACGTCTCTTGGAAGCAGCAAAACCGGCAGACATTTCAGCCCAAAGCCTTTAAAGAGGCATACCCGGATATCGATTTGACGCCGTTCTACAAAACGGTGCAGGCCCGGCCATTCAAAATTACAGAAATGAAACAGGAGGAAGAATCATGAACAAAATCCAGCAGGCAACCGCGCAGACGGCTATGAAGGCACAGAGTGGCGGAAATCCGACAATGCAGCAGTATATCAAGCAGATGGAGGGTGAAATCAAGAAAGCGCTTCCGTCCGTTATGACGCCGGAACGGTTCACGCGGATCACGCTTTCCGCGCTTTCCACGAATCCGAAGCTGGCGCAGTGTACGCCGCAATCTTTCCTCGGCGCGATGATGACTGCCGCGCAGCTTGGCTTGGAGCCGAACACGCCGCTTGGGCAGGCATACTTGATCCCGTATTGGAACGGGAAACAGAACCGTCTGGAATGTCAGTTCCAGCTTGGATACAAAGGCATGATTGATCTGGCATACCGCTCCGGCGAGATCCAGACGATTCAAGCACAAGTCGGACACGCGAACGATACGCTGATTGCCGAGTATGGCACAGAATGCAGCCTGAAATTTATCCCGAAGCTGAACGGAGATCGCGGCGACCCGGTGAACGTCTGGGCAATGTTCAAGACAAAGGACGGCGGCTACGGCTTCGAGATCATGACGCTGGACGATGTTCGCGCCCATGCGCAGAAGTACAGCAAGGCATACGGTTCCGGCCCGTGGCAGACCAACTTCGAAGAGATGGCAAAAAAGACTGTTCTGAAAAAGGTTCTGAAATACGCGCCGATGAAGTCCGAATTTGTTCGGCAGATCGCACAGGACAGCACGGTCAAGACGGAGATCAGCGACGATATGTTCAGCGTTCCTACTGTTGTCGCAGATGCGGAAATGGTAGACAATATGCCTGTTGACCAGACTACAGGTGAGGTCATGGAGGGCAACGCAAATGCTGAATAAAATCGTCCTGATGGGCCGCCTGACCCGTGACCCGGAGCTTCGGCAGACGCAAAGCGGAAATTCTGTTGCATCCTTCACGCTTGCCTGCGACCGCGATTTTGCGGCGCAGGGCGCGGAGAAGGAAACGGACTTCGTGGATATCGTCGCATGGCGCGGCACGGCTGAGTTCGTCAGCAAGTATTTCTCCAAGGGCCGCATGGCCGTGGTGTCTGGCCGTTTGCAGATCCGCAACTGGGAAGACAAGGACGGGAACAAGCGCAAAACGGCAGAGATCGTCGCAGAAAGCGTTTATTTCGGCGACAGCAAGCGGGACGGGCAGAATGCTTCTGCCGCTGCACCGGCCTCTTCGGAGTTCAAGCCGCTGCCGAGCACAACGCCGGTTCCGTTCTCTGCGCCGGATATGCCGCAGATGGAGATCGGCGACGACGACCTGCCGTTCTGAGGGCTGACGGATGGGAGATAAAAAGGAATACGTCAAGCTGTGGCTGAGTTACAGGAGCTATTTCGAGGCGTACAGTGCCGCTGAGGTGGGGCGCTTGGTGCTGGCCGCGATGGATTATCGCGAGTCGGGAGCAGAGCCAGAGTTCAGCGGGAGTGAGCGTTTCATTTGGCCTGCGATTCGACGGGACATTGACGAATCCGTAGCGGCTCAAAAAGCCATCTCCGCGTCCAGAAGCGAGGCAGGAAAGCAGGGCGGTCGGCCTGAATCCGAAAAAGCAAACGCTTTTGACGAAAGCAACGAAAAGCAAAAAAAGCAAATGCTTTCCGATGAAAGCAAAAAAAGCTATGGACAAAGGAAAAGGACAAAGGAAAAGGACAAGGACAGTATTCTTTCCCCCCTACCCCCCACGCTGCGCGAAGCAGTTGAAAAATGGGTGGCGTACAAGGGCGAACGACGGGAGGAGTATAAGCCTGTCGGCCTGCAAAGCCTTGTTACGCAGATCACAAAGGCTGCGGAGGAATACGGCGAGGAAGCCATGATCGACGTGATAACCCGTTCTATGGCCGCAAATTACAAGGGGATCGTGTTTGACTGGCTGAAAGAGACCAGCACACGCCCTGCGGCGCTCGGCCGCGCTGCAAAGCCCGGCTACGGCGTACAGGGACACCATGACGAGCTGAATCCACTGGAACGTGCGGCTGTGGACAGGGTGATGGGGCCGGTGTCAAAGGGCGCTGCCCGATTGCAGCAAGGCGTGCAGCGCCACGGGGACGAACTTGATGCGTTCCAGCTGGAGGCAGTCGAGCGAATGCTTGGGGAAAACAAGGAGGATAATACATGAGATTTGTTTGCGACTGCTGCCACGATCTGACGAACATCGAGGCCGACCGGATGGAGATCCAGGGCGACAAGCTGATAGTGTACAGCCGGGGCAAGCTGGTGTACGTTGCGGATCTCGGCCAGATCATGCTGGCGAAGCTGACGCCGGGGAGGGATGAGGCAAAATGAGAGCCACGAAAGACGGTGAGTTTCGCAGCAGCGTCTACACACAGCGTCCGCCGTATGCTGATTTTGAAGCGCCTGCGAAGTTTCAGGCGATACAGAGCATTATTGCAAAGCGCCTGAAGGAGCATCCGAATGCGATGTGCTCTTATTCTGGCGGCAGCGATAGCGACATCATGATCCACATGATCGAGACGGCCCGCAAGATCTTCGGTCTGCCGCCGATCAAGTATTACTTCTTCGAAACGGGCCTTGAAATGGAGGCCACGCGGCGGCACGTCAGGGAAACGGCAGAGCTGTACGGCGTGGAGATCCAGCCTGTCCGTCCGAAGAAGAACATTGTGCAGGCGACGAGAGAATACGGGCAGCCGTTCGTCTCAAAGATCATGTCTGCTGGGCTGGAAGCCGTGCAAAAAAAGAACATTCCGCTCACCATCGCGGATGAATACGATCAGGCGGGAGACAAGTCGGCGAAGCGGAAGGAACTGAAAGAGCGATATCCGGGCTGTGAGCAGGCAATCAATTTCCTCTGCTGCTGCAATTCGGCAGGCGAACCGCGCCCGAATATCCAGCTTGTTATCAACAGTTCAAAGTACATGCTTGATTTCATCAAGGAAAATCCGATCCCGTTCCGCGTCAGCAATCACTGCTGCGACATCTGCAAAAAGCAGCCCGCACACGCCATTGAAAAGCAGTTTGATATGGTGATTACCGGAGAGCGCCGCGACGAGGGCGGAATGCGTTCCGTGCCGCGCAGCGACAGCTCGACGATGTGCTTCACCGAGACGGCAGCAGGCAAGTTCCGACTCAGGCCGCTGTACTACGTCTCAGACGCGGACAAACAGTGGTACAAGGACTACTACGGCATCCGATATTCGGACGCTTACGAAGTCTACGGCCTCAAGCGAACGGGCTGCTGCGGCTGCGCGATCTCGGCAAGAGCCGCGTCCGATCTGGAACTCATACGCCCATATGAACCGAACGTCGTCAAGGCGGCATGGGCGATCTTCGGTGACAGTTACAGGTATCGCGCGAAGTACAACGAGTATAAGGCTATGCGGCGGGAAATGGAGAAAGCTGCAAAGCGGCCAGACGATTGCACGGAGCAACTGCCCGGCCAGATGGTTCTTAGTGAAATGAAGGAGGACACGCAATGACGGATCAAGAGATCGTGCAGGCGCTGCGGCAATGCGCCAAAAGTGACTGCTCAAGTTGTGGGATGTGCCCGATTTTCCCAGATAGGGAGTGCGTCGAGCATTTAGCCGCCGCGGACGCCAGTCTGATCGAGCGCATGACCGCCGAGAATGTGGTGCTCCCGGATGGGCAAGCGAGCGCGATTGAATCGCTTCGCAAGGAAATCGACTGGAAGCAGAGCCGGGACAGCACGCTCAACGTGTTGATCAACGGCCCAACGAGCAACGGCTTTGGCAAGGATATTTTCCGCAAGATGGCCCGCGATCTGTACGGACGGCTGAAAGCCTACGAGGACATTGCCGAGCTGTGCGGCGGGTTTGACCGCCTCCGCGAGCTTGCCAAGGCCGACAAGGACGGGCGCGTGGTCGTGCTGCCGTGCAAGGTGGGAGATACGGTGTGGTTTAAGACATACAAAAATAACGCGCGAGATTGCATTGGCGTGCAACCACATGAGGTTACAAGAATATCAGCAAGCATCATTGTTCCGGGGGAAATTGTGGATATCGGTATCCCTGTGGACCAGATCGGTGTGAGAGTATTTTTGAGCGAGACCGAAGCGGTTGCGGCTGACGCGAAACCTCCGGCTGGAAATTCCATTTTGGAAGTTTAGGAGGCGAAGCAGGATGGAACGGATGACAAGCCGAGATGAGGATTGCGTGCTGGTAAACGGTCACGCGCTGGGTTATGCGACGATCGGCGAACTCGTCCAGATGGCGGAACGTCTCGCAGCGTATGAGGATATGGACAGTAAGCGGCTCAGACCGGGCGATACGGTTTGGCTGTCTAAGATGTTTTACACGCGCCCCAAAAAGCCCGTGCCGGTCACGGTAGACGCAATCCGCATTGACGTCAACGGAACAACGTACATAACCGGGCGGAAGAGATTCTGCGAGGAAGCAGTCGGACGAACGGTGTTTTTGACAGAGGACGCCGCCAGAAAGGCTTTGCAGGAAATGGAGGGCAAGAAGGATGGTTGAAAACCGTTTGCATTGGAAGCGGAAACCACGCAGATCATTGACGGATGCTGCACCGCCTGCGGTGAACTTATGGATTGCATCGAAGCGGCAGACTATAAGTTTTGCCCGTATTGCGCGAAACGGATAGTATGAAAGGCCTGCGGTTTGCTCGTGGGAGCGCGAAAGGAGGAAAGCTGATGCAGGATTGCTGCTTGACTTGCAAGAATCTGGAATACAGAAATAACTACGTTTATCCGTATCGGTGCTTGAAGCACAAGGCAGAACGGTTCTCAGAGGAAGAACTGGAACGGAGGTTCTTTTCCGGAGAGGAATGCAAAGATTTTGAACAAAGGGGGTGGCCTGATGGGAACGATACTGGCAATTGATCCCGGAAACACACAATCCGGCTATGTGGTGGTCGAGCACGACGGCGAAGAAATTCGCCGCGTGCTGAAAGTTGGGAAAGAGCCGAACCGGATTGTTTTGGACGTGATCAAAAGCACGCCGACCGGATACGATTTGGCAATTGAAATGATTGCCGGAATGGGCATGGCCGTAGGCGCAGAAACGTTTGACACCTGCTATTGGATCGGCCGATTTTGGCAATATGCAATAGACAACAGCAAGGCGGCGGATCAGACAAAAATCTACCGCCGCGAAGAAAAACTTGATCTTTGCGGAAGCTTGAGTGCAAAGGATGCAAACATCCGGCAGGCCCTCGTTGACCGCTATGCGCCCGGCCAGCCGAATTTCGGCAAGGGCACAAAGAAGAACCCCGGCTTCTTCTACGGCTTCTCTGCGGATATGTGGGCGGCGATGGCTGTCGCCGTGACGTATTTCGATAAGTACATAAGGGGGGTAAAGCTGTAAGTGAAAAAATTCGTTGAAATGCTGCTTTTATTTGCGGCTGCCGTGTTTGTTTCGCTTTTGATAAGAGAAGCGATTCTCAATTCGGATCTGCCGGATTATATCAAGTTTTGCACGCTGACGGAATGGGAGAAGGCAAAATGGATTTCCGGGTGGAGGCCATGAGCAAGACGCAGCGAAAGCCACCAAGACCGCCGATGCAGCTGACGTGCGATGCCTGCGGGAAAACGTTTATGCGCGCACCGTCGAAGTACAAGGCAAAATATAATTTTTGCAGCGAAGCGTGCGCCTGGACGGCACATAGGGACGCTGTGATGGGCCGGGCGGAGCGCGTGCGGATCCTGATCACGTGATCGATCCCGGTATATCCAGAAATGCGGCCTGTCTGCGGGCGGGTCTATCCCGCCGAGAAATACAAATACAGGTCAAACCGGACGGGCTATGTCGTCGAGGTGGGCGGCAAGCGCGTATGTGTGAGGGTGGACGAATGCAGGGAAATCTAGGGCTTACACCGGTGCAGGCTCCGTGCAAAGGCTGTGCGGACAGGCACACCGGCTGTCACACGGACTGCACCCGATACATAGCATTCCGCCGGGAGGCGGACAGGTACAAGCAGGAGCAATCGAAGGACGCGGCGAGATATGCAACGACACGGGGCTGTATGCGGACGCTGCACGATGCGAACCGCGCAAAGCGCGAAGGGAGGCAACATTACTGATGAGCACGCCGCGATACGGCTGGTGGGCCTATGCAAAATGGATGATCCGCAGCTATAAGGGCGGCGGGCTGATGACGAAGGCCGAGCGCGCTGCCGTTGCGGATGCAATCGCGGAGACGGAACAGCTCGTTGACGGCGCGGAGCGACTCCGGCTCATAGACTTGGTTCTTTGGAAGCGGACGCACACCTTACAGGGCGCTGCGATGGCGGTTTATGTGTCCGAACGCACCGCACAGGAGTGGCACAGGCAATTTATTCGCCTTGTGGGGCAAAAAAGAGGGCTTTTATGAAAAAGTCTGCGTCCCAGAGCCAAATTTAACATTTACTATAAGGGCGTAGAGATCAACTCTACGCCCTTCTTCATCGGCACCGCAGCGTTCTGCGGAAACCTCATCCTCCTGTTCTCGTGTTCTCCGGTGTGAATAAATATATTTATTCACACACGGAGACACGAGAACGAAAGAACGAGGCAGAAAGGAGCGGCTATGGCGAGTTTGCGCGCCCTTGCACACAAGCTGCAAACAGCGCTCTTGTACAACGGAATCAAAATAAAAATCAATCAAATGCAGACCTATTCCGCGAAAAATGACAGGATGGTGACGAAATACATGGTTTACGAATATCGACCTGATGAAAAGCCGAAGAACGTCACTCTGCTGGAAACGTACCAGATTGCGGATGTGGTGAAGCTGCTGGCCGGACTTTACAGCGATGGCGGATGAAAAGCTTACGCCGAAGCAGAGACGATTCTGCGAAGAATATCTGAAATCCGGGAACGCGACAGAAGCAGCGAAAAAGGCCGGGTACAAAGAAACATCATGCAGAGTGATTGCGGCAGAAAACCTGTCAAAACCAGCTATTTCTGCGTATATAAAGCGCAGGCTGGACGAACAAGAGGCTGCGCTTGTCGCAGATTCCAACGAAATTCTGAAATTTTACACTGCGGTCATGCGCGGGGAGATCAAAGATCAGTTCGGCATGGACGCATCGCTGTCCGATCGGCTGAAAGCCGGTGACAGCCTTATGAAGCGCTACGCGGCCGCTTCCGATCGCAACAGAACGACAATGGAGAAGCTTGATTCGATGCTGAAGGAGTTCCAAGATGCTGTTAAGTCCGAAGCAACGTGAATATGTGCTGAAAAGCGCCGGGCACAGATGGGGCTTCAAGGGCGGTGCAACACGCAGCGGGAAGACTTACCTCGATTTTCGATGGATCATACCGATCCGGATTCGTGAGCGAATCGGAAAAGATGGCCTGGCCGTCATTCTCGGCGTAACAAAATCCACGATTGAGCGAAATGTGCTGGAGCCGATGCGGAACATTTACGGGGACGAGCTTGTCGGCACGATCTCAAGCGACAATACTGCATGGATCTTCGGAGAGAAATGTTACTGCCTCGGAGCGGAGAAGGTTTCCCAAGTTTCCAAGATTCGCGGTGCGTCAATTAAATATTGCTATGGGGACGAAGTAGCTGACTGGTCGGAAGAAGTATTCGCGCTGCTGAAAAGCCGCCTTGACAAAGAATACTCCTGTTTCGATGGGACATACAATCCGCAGTATCCGAACCACTGGCTGAAAAGATTCTTGGACAGTGACGCGGACATTTTCAGCCAAACATACACGATAGACGATAACCCCTTTTTGCCGCCTGCGTTTGTAGAAAATCTGAAACGCGAGTACGAAGGAACCGTTTATTATGATCGCTACATTCTCGGCCTCTGGAGAATCGCCGAGGGTCTGGTTTACCCAATGTTTGATCGGGCCAGAAACGTCACGAGTGAGCGGGGCGGGCCGGGGCGGTACTGGATCTCATCGGACTACGGCACACAGAACCCTACCGTCTTTGCATTGTGGCGGGAATATGGCGGCAAGGCCGTCATGGAGAAAGAATATTACCACAGCGGGCGCGAGAGCGGGCGGCAGAAGACTGACGAAGAATATTATCAGGATTTAGAGGCATTCGCGGACGGATACCGCATTGAGCGTGTCGTGCTCGACCCATCGGCAGCGTCCTTTGCCGAGTGCATCCGGCGGCACGGAAAGTTTTCTGTATGGAAAGCAAACAACGCCGTGCTGGACGGCATTCGCTTCACGGGGGCCTGCATCAAAAGCGGCATAATCAAATTCCATGAGAGTTGCAAAAACGCGTTTCGGGAATTTGGCCTTTATAGCTGGGACAAAGACGCAGGAGAAGACCGCGTGATAAAAGAAAACGACCACGTGTGCGATAGTATCCGCTATTTTTGCATGACCGTTTTGAGGAGAGAAATCAAGAAATGAGCCTTTTGACAAACATTCGAGGGTGGTTCCGGAATATGCTTTTCCCGCAGGCGGTGGCCGAGCGGGAATTCGGCGTATCTCCGGCAGTCAGCCCGAAGATGGAGCAGAATATAAGCCTCTGGTACGCGATGTTTATTGGAAATCCACCCTGGCAGACGTGCGATGTCATTGCTGTCGGGCTTCCGGCGGCGATCTGCCGGGAGATCGCGCGACCGACGCTGGCCGAGCTGAAGGCTAACATCACCGGCAGCGCCCGTGCGAATTATCTGAAAGAGTGCTTTGAGCGGGCGGAAGAGAATTTCCACAGCGCCTTAGAGCTGGGGCTTGCGCTCGGCGGTGTGGCATTTAAGCCGTATATCTACGGCGAGCAACTGCTGGTCGACGTGACCGGCGCGGCGGCGTTCCAGCCGACGAAATTTGATCCTGCCGGGCGCTGCATCGGAGGCGTCTTCCGGGACAAGCCCGCGAAAGTGGGCGGGAAGTATTATATCCGCCTCGAATCGCACGAGCTGGACGGCACGACCTATACGATCCGCAATAAAGCATATTACAGCGACGCCTCCGGCACGGTCGGCGCGGAAGCACCCCTGAATGCCGTCCCGGAATGGGCGGACATTCAGCCGGAAATCACGATCCAGAATATGAGCGGGCCGCTCTTCGCGTACTTCCGCCCGCCTGCGGCCAACACAACGGACGCAAACAGCCCCTGCGGAATGTCCGTCTACGGAGACGCGGCTACTGTGCAGCTGATCAAGCAGGCCGATGAGCAGTGGGAGCGCCTGCGCTGGGAATATCGCTCCAGCGAGCGCAAAGTCCTGATGGATGGCACGAGCTCGACTGCGGATATGTTCAACAAGCGTATGTTTGAACTAGGACCGTTCTCCCCTAGCGGCGAATTCTTTCAGTACATCGAGCCGCAGATCCGCGACGAAGCAATCTACCGAGGTTTCCAGAATACGCTTCGCCGTATCGAGTTCAACGTCGGATTGGCTTATGGAGATATTTCCGATCCGCAGACCATCGAGAAGACGGCGACGGAGATCCGCAACAGTAAGCAGCGCAAATATGTGCTGATCGACAGCATTCAAACGGCGCTTGAACATACGTTTGACAGTCTGCTCTACGCGCTCGATACATACGCGACGCTCTACAACCTTGCGCCTGCCGGGACGTACAGCACTGATTACAGCTGGGGCGATTCCATCCTTGACGACGCTGAGAAGAAGGAACAAGAGCGGGCAAACGACCGGCTTGACCTCGCTGATGGAATTCTGAACCACTGGGAATACCGCGCAAAATGGTACGGCGAGGACGAAGCGACTGCAAAGACAATGCTGCCGAAGGCACAGGACATGGTAACGGAACAGCAACAGGAGGTAGAGTAATGGGCGGCAGAGGCGGAGCTGGTGGCGGCATTGGAGCCGGAGAATTTGGGCGTGGGCGCGGTATGAGCCTTGCGCGGTTTTTGTACCAGCAGGATATTAACCGAGCAAACGCTGCATCTGTCACTGATATGGGCGATATTATCAGGCGCACATTTGAGCGCAACGCTGCTGAAATCAATGGGCTTGAGCTGTCGGACGCTGAAAAGAAAGACGCCGTAAAGCAGATGGCAACTCTAGCAACAACGGCGCTCAAAACGGCGGCAGGAGCAGTCAATCCTTATGCAAGCGGGCCTGCACGCCTGACAACGGCGCAGAAAACAGGAAGCGCCGCAGACAGAGCTGCAAGAGCGCGCGGTGAAATGGATAGCTACATGCGGAAATTGCGTGACCAGTCCAGTAAAAACCGCAAAGCAGCAGAAAACAAGGCGTTTTCCAATGCCTTTGTAACAGCGCAAAAGTCCGGCGCGTTGGAAGTTACGGTAAACGGAAAGAAATACCGCAGGGCTAACAAGCGCAGCGGTACATGGAGACCTGTTTAATGGGCGGACGCGGCGCAAGCAGCGGCATGAGCGAAAAGGGAAAGCCTTACGGGAGCGAGTTTAGGACGCTTCTAAAAGCTGGAAACGTAAAGTTTGTAAAGCAAAATGCGGCATTGAACGCAAAAGACCCATTGGAAACTATGACCAAAGGGCGCATTTACGCAACGATAAACGATGAGGGCAAAATCAATGCAATCAGCTATTACGGTGCAGATGGAAAGCGTGTAAAAACAATCAATCTTCTGCATAGCCATGAGCAATTCAAGGGAGTGCATACGCACATCGGGTATTATCACGATGAAGGCGGAACAAGAGCATTGACGGCAGACGAAAAGAAGCTGGTTGCATTCGTAAAAAAGGCTTGGTATAATAGGCATAGCAAGTAGTCGTATAGGGTGATTACACCGTGACTGCGGGAACTCCGGTTAGAATCCGGGCGCTTGCTATGCCGTAAGGTACAGAAATGTATCTTGCGGCATTTTTGTTTGCTGGGGGATTTATGATTAACTTTGAAAATCTCGACAAGTTCACATTCCCCGGCGTTGGAAAGTACGGCATTCCGCAGATCGAGCCGGTCAAGGCATACCCGCAAGGTGAGTTTATCCCCGTGAATTACCATTACACCGCGAAAGAAACGAAAAGCAAGATCGTGCACTTCTTCGTGGACGATTATCAATTCATTCGGTATTGGAACACGCCTGACAAGTACATTCCGCAACTGTCGCAGTTTGCGGCGGTGTGCGCGCCGGACTTCTCCACATACACGGATATGCCGCTGGCGATGCAGATATACAACCATTACCGCAAGCATTGGTTGGCGGCATACTGGCAAATGCACGGCATGACGGTTTATCCAACGATTTCATGGAGCGACGAGCATAGCTATGATTGGTGCTTTGATGGCGAGCCGGTTGGCGGGATAGTTGCGGTTAGTTCAGTAGGCACACAGCAGAACAAGGAAAGCAAGCGCCTGTTCCTGCGCGGCTACGAAGAAATGATGAAACGGCTATCCCCGGAATGGGTGATATTCTACGGGAAAGTGCCGGAAGAATGCGACTGGAATTTGATACGGGTAAAGCCGCACTATGATGATATTGTGAAACGGAGGAAAGCAAAATGGGCGGACGTGGAGGCGCAGGCGGAGCTGGAGACCGCGGAAAATCCGGAAGAATCCCTGCCGGAGGCAGCAAAGATGGAACCATTATTGGAGGCAAGCCGAGGGAAATAGAATCCTATATGCGCGAAGCCAGAGGGTGGAGCCCTGCATACCATCACGACGAAATCTTGGAAGCGAAGACGGATGGAAACGGAAACCTGACATTCAGCTATGCAAAAGCGGATTCTTATGAAAAAACCGCAAAAACAAATAGAACTGTGAACACGAAGTACATAATTCAAGCCGGGGCAATAAACGGGGAAACGTTTGGTATTGACTGGTCTAAGGTGCAATCGATTTCGGGGCAAACGTACAATTTGCGCAATGTTGCAAAAGCCAATGGCTTATCATGGGATGGGAAGAAAAAGCAATGGCGGCGCAAGAAATAACAAATGAAATACCCATTTACTCCTGAATTACTTGACGCCCTCCCGGAAGAACTGGCAGAATTGTTCCGTGCTCTTGAAATAACGCTGCTGGAAGAAATCTGCTCCCGGCTTAAAGCTGCGGATGAGCTGAACGAGGTAACGGTGCAGGATATTCGGGCGCTGCGGTCACACGGCATCGACCTCAAGAAGATCAGAAAGGAGATCCAGAAGACGGCGGATATCGGCGAGGAAAAGCTGAACAAGCTGCTGGACGACGTTGTAGAGCGCAATCAGCGCTATTACAACGGCCTCATTACGCTGACCGACGTGACAAAGCCTGACCGGCTGGTAGACGCATCCGATATCGACGTGATCCGCAGGCAGACGCTCGGAGAATTCCGAAATCTGACGCAATCCATGGGCTTCCTGGTCGACAATGGAAAAAAGATGCTTCCGCCCGCGCAGGCTTATCAGTGGGCCTTAAATTCGTCAACGCTGCAAATTCAGAGCGGGGCAATCAGCTACAATCAGGCGATTGCAAACGCTGTTAAGCAGCTGGCCGAGAGCGGGATCAAGACGGTCGACTATTCGAGCGGCCATGTAGACCAGATAGACGTAGCGGCCAGACGGGCCGTTATGACGGGAATAAATGCGATAAACCAGAAATACGCGATACAATCGATGGAATATCTCGAAACCAACTATGTAGAAGTGTCTGCCCATTCAGGAGCGAGAGACATAGACGGGCCGAATGGATGGGAAGCACACAAAAAATGGCAAGGGAAAGTATTCGAGTGGAAAAAATAACATCGGGGACTATTCCCCGATGTTGAATCCCCAATATTGAAGCTCGGCGCGTCGCCTCGCGGCGGTAGCGGCTTCGAGATCTTGAAAAGTCCCTACATTGATTCTTCCACTGTCGCTTGCGATTGTGACCCTGTAAACGGTTTTCCCATCTTCGTATCTTCTTATCTGAACTCCGGGGACCCCGGTTGTGTTGTTGCTTCTAGCTTTTCTGTTACGTGAATTCTTTTTGTGGGATACAAAGCGGCAGTTGTCTGGAGAGTAATCCTTGTCACTGTCTACTCTATCAAGTTCAAGGCCGTGCTGATAACCATTTTCAATGGCCCACTTTGCGAAATTATCAAAATCGTCCCAATCGGAGCAGTATGAAATACCTTTGCCTTTGTAGTAACGACTATTTGAACAAGCCCCGAAACAACGACGACGCATTTCAGACCATGTATGGTAGAGCCGATTTGAGTGCGACCGCAAAAACAACGGAGACATAGTTATTTTGCAAGTTCCACAGGACGTGGAACCTTTCGTTAGGGTTGCAGTTGCTACGCTGCGGATTGCTCCACAGTCACATTTACAAATCCAGCGAGTGGGACGAACGGCACCGTCCCTGTGCAATATCGTCCAAGAACCGATGCGCTGACCGGCGTGGTATTTTAATCTGTTTGGCATATTATCACCTCGAAGCAATTATAGCACAAATAAGCATGAAAGTAAAGCGTAAATGTATTTCGCTCGAACCGGAGAAAAAGAAGGAGGCGATATAATGACGGTCTATCCTGACTTTGAACAGTCAACCGGATATGGGGCGGTTACTGGTTTAGGCGGGGCAAACTGCCGATAGCGACACAATTTCCACGCATTTCTCCCCGGCATTATGGAGCCTACCTATTCCGAAGAGCAGCTGGAGCACATCGACGACGGCCTCGGCTGTGAGTTCGACGGGAAGAAATATACTGCATATGAAGCAACCCAGATGCAAAGACGGCTCGAACGGTCGATTCGCAAACAGAAGCGTTTGAAAAACGCCTATAAAGCCTCCGGGCTTAAGGACGAAGAGACTGCTGCCACAGCCAAGCTGCGCCGCCTGAACACGAAATACCATGATTTCAGCAAGGCCGCAGGGCTGCCAGAGCAGCCGGAGAGAATGAAGGTACTATATGATTGATGAAAAACTGAAAGCCGCTATCGAGCGGGCGCTTGCCGCCGGGTTCCGCGTCCAGCTGAAGCGCATGAAGGACGGAACAGTCAAGGCGCAGATCATCAAGGCGGAAGAGCTGAAAAAGTAATACAGATACCGCAGCACAATCGAGTGCGCGGAATGGCACGATGAGCTAACCTGTAAGGTTTTCTTACAGGTTGGCTCTTTTTGTTTTATCAAATCTTGACCGGCCCGAAGTCGCTAAACTACGGGGCAGCAGCGGACGCGACCCGCGAGAACAAAGCGAAGCTGTGAAGGAGAACCCATGAAGCGAGATTTTTTGGAAGGACTGGGGCTCGATAAGGATACCGTCGACAAGATCCTTGACGAGAACAGCCGCGACATCGGCCGGGAGAAGCAAAAAGCGGACCAGGCCAAGGAAGACCTGAACGCCGCCCGGCAGCAGCTGGCCGACCGCGACAAGGACATCGAAGACCTGCGGAAGTCCAGCGGGGACACTGAGAGCGTCCGCAAGCAACTCGAAGACCTTCAGGGCCGGTACACCAAGGAAACCGAAGATTACAAGGCGCAGCTGGCAAGCCGGGACTACGCCGACGCTATGAACCGCGCGATCACGGCAAAGGGCGTCAAGTTTTCCTCCAAGGCCGCCGAGAAAGCCTACCTTGCCGACCTCAAGGAAAAGCACCTTGAACTGAAGGACGGCGAGCTGACTGGCTTCGACGAGTGGCACAAGGCCCAGCTCGAAGCAGACCCGACCGCGTTCCAGTCCGACAAGCCCGCGCCTACATTCGTCAAGCCTGTCGGCCAGGGCGGCGCACCGGCGGCAAAGAGCAAGGGCGCAATGTACGCGCAGCAGTTCAACGCGCAGTTTGCGCAGACACCAAACAAGGAGTGATTTGAAAAATGTCTATCGTTGTAAACACAAAAGCAGAAGTCAGACCGAACTTCCTCGAAAGCGAAGTCGGCCTCGTTCTGAAAACCCGCGAGATCCCCGCGTCGATGGGCGTACAGGACGGCAAATACAAGATCGTCAAGGCCGGTACGCCGTTTCCGTCCGACAACTCGAACGCCGTCGGCATCGTGTTTGAGGATATCGATGTGACGGACGGCAATATGCCCGGCTCCGTGATGGTCGCGGGCCGTGTGCTGGCAGACCGCCTGTCGCTGGCCTCCGCAGCAAAGACCGCGCTGTCCGGCAAGGGCTTCACATTTGTTGACGCGCCGGAGATCACGCGCGGCTATACCGTGACCTACGACAAAAACGACGGCAGCGGCACGCCGCCCGTCGACGAGAACGTCTACACAGAGGGCTCCTATGCCGACGTCTCGACCGAATACCCGTTGACCAAGAGCGGCAACACCCAGACCGGCTGGAGCACGTCTAAGGGCGGCGCTGCCGTCTCCAAGGTCGAAATGACCGGCAATGTGACCCTGTACCCCGTGTGGACTACACCCTAAAGAAGGAGGAAAAACACCATGCCTGACATTCTTGAACTGATTTCCGACGCTGACCGTCTGGATTTCTCGCAGAACATTTCCGTCGCGCGCCCGGCCTACCTCGGAGACCGGCTGTTCCCGGATCAGAAAACCGAAAGCCTCAAGGCCGAGTACCTGCGCCTCGCAAACGGCGCACAGATCCCCACGATGGCGACCGTCCACGCCTTTGACACCGAGGCAGAGATCGCCACGCGCCCCGCGCTCGAAAAGACCGAGGTTGAGAAGCTGTTTATCAAGCGCAAGATCAACCAGTCCGAGCGGGTGCAGCTGCTCAACGAAAACGGCGTATACGCTGACAACGCCATTGTGAGCTACGTCTTCGACGATATGCGCCTGATGGCCGATGCGGTCAAGGTCAGAACCGAGGTCGCGAAAATGGAAGTTATCGCGACCGGCAAGATGACCATCAAGGAAAACAATCTCAACATGACCGTCGATTACGGCGTTCCGTCCGCAAACATCGGCTTCAAGATCGACTTCGGCGCAGACGCTGATATCATCGGCCAGCTTCAGGCCATCGCAGATCAGGCGGCGGCATCCGGCCACGCGCTGAGCGAAATGGTCGTCGGTACGAAGATCCTGCGTAAGCTCGCGTCCAACAAGGGCATTCAGACCCTCGTGTACGGCACGGTCGGCGCTGGTACATATGTCACCACCGAGAAACTGCGCAGCCTCTTTACCGAGCTGTTCGGCTTCGGCCAGATCACGACCAACGACCAGCGCTATAAGGCGCAGGCCGCAAACGGCGCGGAAAAGACGCATCGATTCTTCCCGGAGGACAAGGTTGCGTTCCTGTCCAACGGCACGGCCAATTCCTTCGGCGTTGGCCTGTGGGGCGTGACGCCGGAAGAAAAGGGCTATGGCCCGTACACCGACAAGAGCGCGCAGCAGTATATCACGATCACCCAGTGGGAAACGCCTGACCCGAAGACCACCTGGACGAAGGCGAGCGGCCTGTTTATCCCGGTCGTGCCCGATCCTTACGGCCTGTTCATCGGCGCGGACGTAAGCAAGTAAATTCAAGCCTCCGCGCCTGCATGACGGGCGCGGAGGCTGACCGGAAGGAGGGCGCAGCATGATCTACGCTGATTATGAGTATTACGCGACTGTGTACCGCGGGACGGCGATGGATGAAGAGCAATTTTGCGGCCTCGCCCGCAAGGCATCGGCTTACGTCGACTACATCACCATGAGCCGCGCGCGCTCCGCCGCCGGGGACAAGCTCGAAGCCGTCCAGAACTGCGTCTGTGCGCTGGCCGAGCTGGAGCAGGACGCTGGGAAGCTGGACAGCCTCGTCTACACGACCGACAGGCCGGTATCGAGTGAGACGGTAGGCGGCTGGTCGCGCAGCTTTGGCTCACGCAATCTGTCGCAGGCAGATATGCAGCGGACAGAGACGCGCCGCCGTGAGATCGTGCTGGCGTACCTCGGGCCGACTGGATTACTCAAAGCAAGGGGGTATGGGCCGTGTCCATGTTCCCCCACACCGTAACCATCTACAACGTCTCGCAGGAGACAGACCCGGCGACATTCAAGGACGTGGAGAAAACCTACATCACCGTCCTGCGCGGCGTTCTGCTGGAAGCCTCCAAGGCGGCCAACGTCCGCCAGAGCGGGCTTGAGGGCGCGGATGCGGTGAATCTTTACATCCCGTTCTCTACGCCTGCCGTAGACGGCGTGACAGGCACAGAGAAGCGCTACGTCGGCCCGCAGGAATTCTGGCGGGCAGCCGATAAAAGCGGAATCTGGACGCTCTCCACGGACGGCAACGGCGGAACGACATTCTTTATCAAGGGTGAAGTCGTGGAGCCGGACAAGACCGAGCAGGCGCTTGAAATGCTCTATGACGACGTTTACAAGGTCACAAAGGTCGATATGAAGGACTTCGGAAGCCAGGACATGAGACACTTCGAAGTCGGAGGGGCCTAATATGCTGAAATTCAGCGTAAAGGCAGACGGCTTTGATGAATTGCATGAGGCAATCGCGCAGGCGTGTACCAAAGCGGAGCATATTGTCGCGCTTCAGGCAAGAAAGGACACAGCCCCGTATGTGCCATTCTTGACCGGTTCCCTCGACCGCAGAACACAGGTGGAAGGGAATGCGATCATCTATCCCGGCCCATACGCAAGGTTCCTGTACTACGGGAAAGTCATGGTAGACCCGGAGACCGGAAGCACCTACGCGCCGAAAGGCGGGACAAAGGTACTGACCGACAAAAATCTTGTGTTCAACACGTCAGGACACAATCAGGCGCAATCGCACTGGTTCGAGGCGTCAAAGGCCGAAAATCTTGATAAATGGCTCCGCGTAGCGGACAAGGCGGTGAAGAATGGACTCTAAAAAGCAGAAAAGGCTGGTATCTGCGGAGGAAGAGCAGGATATCTCCCGGAAGATGATGATCTGGGCGAATTCCTTCTCGGACGACGACATGCCGGCCGCAACGATCAACTATGAATTTCTCGCTGCGGATTCTGCAAGTATGGCGCTGTCCACTATTCAGGGCGCGTATATCACACGAAAATTCATCCTCGGCGGACACGAGGCGGAATACCAATTCAAGATCATCGCCCGCATCATCCCCGGCAGCAGCAACGACAAGCGCCTGAAATGCGACGCCATGCTGAACCGGTTCGGGGATTGGGCAATGCAGAACCCGCCGGATCTGGGCGACGGCATGCGCGTCCGCCGCATGGAAGCAGTCAGCCGCGCGGCCCTGTACGCCCGGTACGAGGACGGCACGGAAGACCACCAGATTTTAATGAAAATGACATATGAGGTGATTTAACTATGGCAGAAGTTACTTTTAACACAACCGCCGGTCAGACCATCGACCGGGAGCTGCTGATCGCATATCTGAACACCGGCGAGTCCTCGACGCCCGTATGGTCGCCGTTCGGAACGCGCGTCACAGACTCCAGTATGGAGTACGACTGGCAGGAGGATTCCAGCAAGGACATCCTCGGCACGACCAGAACCACCATGAAAAAACCGATCATCACGCAGAGCTTTGACCCGTGCGACCTTGACGCGGGCGACGCGGCGCTGAAGAAAATCTGGGATCTGGCGGTCAAGCAGCAGAACGCAGCTGCGCTGGCGAATCAGGACGTGCTGATCGTCCATCATTATGCAGGAACGGCCAAGACGGCAGTCTTCGCGGAGCGCTACGACGCGTCTATGGTCAAGCCGTCCAGCCTCGGCGGCGAGGGCGGCGGCTCGGTAGGTATGCCCATCGACGTGACGCTCGGCGGCAAACGCACGACCGGCACGGCGGCGGTTGGCGCCAACGGGGCTATTACCTTCACGCCAGACGCAGCGTAAGGAGGAATCGCAATGCCTGAAATCAAATTTGAAACCGGTATCGTATCGTTCAAGCTGAACGACGCGGCGGAAGTCTCCTTCAACCCGACCGACAGCGCATTTGTTGAACAGATATTCAACACGTTTGACGAACTGGACGGGAAGCAGGAGGCGTATAAGGCCGAGATTGACCGCTGCGCGGACAAGAAGGAGATTTTCGCCATTGCCCGCCGCCGCGACGCGGAAATGCGGGACATGATCGACGGCCTGTTTGCCAAGCCTGTCTGCGCAGACCTGTTCGGCACTATGAACGTCTACGCGCTGGCCGACGGCCTGCCAGTATGGTGCAACCTCATGCTGGCCGTGATCGATCAGATCGACACGAGCTTCGCGGCAGAGCAGAAGAAGACCAACCCGAGGATTGCGAAATATACAGATAGATGGAAAACGCGCAGGCCCCCTGTTCGCGAAATATATTGATAGATGGGGAAAGTGATCTATTCCCTGCCGACCTCTGTTGAGGTCGACGGAACAGAATACGCGATCCAATCTGATTACCGCGCAATCCTCGATATCCTCGTAGCCCTGACAGACAGGGAACTGGACGAGCGGGATAAGGCGGAAGCGGCGCTGACCATCTTCTATCCCGACTTCGAAGAAATGCCCGTCAGCGACTATCAGGAAGCCCTGAACCAGTGCTTCCGCTTCATCGACCACGGGCAGGAGAATCGAGAGAAGAGAAAGCAGCCAGAGATCATGTCATGGGCGCAGGACTTTGATCTCTATATTGCGCCTATCAACCGAATCGCGGGCTGCGAGGTCAGGGCGCTGGAATACCTGCATTGGTATTCGTTTCTATCGTACTATCAAGAAATCGGAGATTGCCTGTATGCACAGGTGGTTTCTATCCGCGATAAAAAGGCCAGAGGGAAGAGCCTCGACAAACAGGAGAGGGATTTCTACCGGCGCAACCGGGATATCGTCGATCTGAAGATAACATACTCGGAGGCCGAAGCCGACCTGCTTGCCGTATGGGGAGTCGGGACAAAAAACAGCCGCCCCGGTTAAGGGGCGGCAGCAGGAAAAACTTATTTTTTATACTCGAAAACGATTTCGCTACCCCAGAAGCTTGGAGAGAATCGAATCTCGATCTCACTCCAATCCTGCGGCGCTTCATATCCGACGACACCTTTCATTTTCTTCCCGGCGGCAATCGTGCCGTCAAGCTGCGGCTCGTCGGAACTCATCATGGCGGTGAGGCTGAGGCTGGTTGTATAGCCATCAATGTAGCTTTCGAATGAAAGCATGGTGCTGGACGCAATATCGCGGGATGAATTGTTTTCGATCTCGAATTCGCACAGAACAAAGACCTTTCCATCATCCGGCGAGACGTAATTTTGGCCGGAATTCTCGGTAACACTGAGCAACGTGACCGCCACGCCGTCTAGAACGACCTGATCCCCAACGCCAAATGTTTCAGGCCCGGAATCGGATTGCTGCGGCGGCTGCTGCGAAGAAGAAACTGAGGTTCCGACCTTTTCCGGCTTGGAGGACGATCCGCAGGAAGCAAAGGCCGCGCCAATAAAGACGAAAAGACAGAGGAATACGATTAAAGCCGTCAGGCAGCCGCTGGGGCGTTTCGCCTGCTTTTTGGTTTTTAGCCCACCAACAACGTCAACGCGGTTCGAGGCGTTAATCTTGATGGTAAAAAACGCATTCTGTTGCCCTTCGGCAATGGTAAAGGATATGGTTTTATCCAGACGGCGATACCGGTAAAAAGAAAGTTCGTGCTGGCCCGGAGCGGCCACAGCTCGAAGTTCTTCACCGTTTTTCAGCGTGCCGACATCACAGCCATCCAATGCAACGCCGACGATCAGGCCAGAACCGTAAAAAGAATTGTCCCGGCTGATTTGGATAATGCAATCACTCATATTTCTTCCCTCCTTACTTGGAAGATAACACAAATAATAACAAAAATCAACCGAAAAGGTGGTGAAAATATGGCAGATGGGAAAATTGTGGTCACCGTCGACGCGGACGCAAAAAAAGCGCAGAAGGAGCTTGATACGCTGTCCGCGAAAATCGACAAGATGGAAGCCAAGCTAAACGAGGATACCGGAACGCAGAGCGGGCTTAAAAAGGAGCTGGACGCTGCGCTTCAGTCCGCAAAGCAGACGGAAGACGCGCTGAAATCGCTCCGCTCGGAGGCTGACCGCCTAAAGGGCATCACATCCGGAAACGCTTCGGCTAATCCAGCGGAGTACATAGACGCTTATTCTCGACAGGCGGAGGTTGCTGCGCAAATCAAAGAGCAGGAACAGCTGCTGGTGCAGCAAAACAAAACGGCGGAAAAGCTCGGGAGTCAATATGCAAAGATCACCGACAAGGTGATAAACCAGACCGCTGCGCTTGACGCTGCAAAGACCAAAGCCGGAGAGCTGGTGCAGCAGATCACAAATGCAAGCGGAGCCTCGGCTAAAATGGCGGAAGTATCGGCAAGCGTCGAAAAGAGCATGAACAAATTCGGAAGAAGATTAAGCGGGGTACTAAGGAGCGCGCTGATCTTTACCGTCCTGTCCCGCGGCCTTTCGCAGCTGCGCAGCTGGCTTAGCCAGACGATCATGCAGAATGAGGCGGCACGCGCGTCTATTGCACGCCTGAAAGCAGCCCTTTTGACGCTTGCGCAGCCGATCCTAGAAGTCGTGATTCCGGTTTTTGTGAAGCTGGTCAACATTCTGGCACAAGTCGTGACGGCAATCGCGAAGTTTTTCGGTATGCTATCCGGAAAGAGCTGGGGCGCGCAGGTTTCAGCAGCAAAGGGCCTGAATGCCGAAAAAGAAGCCCTTGAAGGGGTGGGCGCTGCCGCAGAAGACGCAAGCAAAAGCATGGCGGGCTTTGATGAAATCAACCAGATCACCAGTAATCAGGCGTCCGGCGGCGGCGGGACGAGCGGAGCAGGCGCTTCGAGCGGGATCACGCCGGATTTCTCCAATCTGGATCTTGCCGAAGACAAACTGAACGACATTCTTGGCATTGTCGGGGCAATCGCCGCAGGGCTCCTTGCGTGGAAGATCGCCAGTATGTTTACCGACGACCTCGGCAAGGTCGGCGGCATCGCGCTCGCTGCGGCTGGCGCGTTCGCGCTCGTCTATTTCTGGCTGGATGCGTGGAACAACGGAATCGACATGACAAACTTCCTCGGTATGCTCGGCGGTCTTGCGGCGCTTGCGGGTGGACTCGCCCTTGCGTTTGGGCCGACCGCTGCGGCAATCGCCCTAGTGGTAGGTGGCCTTGCGATGTTAGTCGTCGGGATCAAAGATGTGATCGAAAACGGATTTACGCTGGAAAACACTCTGACCATCATCGCCGGACTGCTTGCCGCCGGTATCGGGATCAGCATCCTTACGGGCAGCTGGATTCCGCTGCTGATCGCCGCAATTGCATCGATCCTTGTCGCACTTGTCTCTTTTACAGGGCATGGCGAGGAGCTGATCAACGGCCTGAAAGATGTTGTGTCCGGATTCGGAAAGTTTTTCAAGGGCATCTTTACCGGCGACATGAATCTAGCGTTAGAGGGCGCAAAGCAGATATGGAGCGGGCTGAAACAGACGTGGAACGCCGTCGTAAATTCCATCAGGGACGCATGGAGCGCGTTTGTCGATTGGTTAAAGCAAAAAAATCCGGCACTCGCCGCAATATTTGAGACAATTGGGAAAAAGTTTTCCGATCAGTACGAGGCGTGGAAAAAAATTCTGAAAGGCCTGATCACCTTCCTGACCGGCGTATTCACCGGAGATTGGAAGAAAGCGTGGAACGGCGTCCTTGACATTCTGAAAGGCGTCTGGAATCTCGTAATCGGCACAATAGAGGGCGGAATTAACTTCATCATCGACGGCATCAACCTACTGCTTTCGGCGCTGAATAAAATTCATTTCGAGATTCCGGATGGTGTACCGCTGATTGGCGGGAAAACCATTGGAATCAACATTCCGCCAGTGTCGCGCGTCCAGCTCCCTCGTCTCGCCTCCGGCGCGGTCATCCCGCCGAACCGGGAATTCATGGCCGTCCTCGGCGACCAGAAGAGCGGGACGAACATCGAGACGCCGCTTTCCACGATGGTGCAGGCATTCAAACAGGCCATGACCGAGACCGGCGTAGCGGGAAGCAGACAAATGACGGTTATCTTCCAGCTTGACCGGCGTGAGCTTGGCCGCACGATCTATCAGCTGAACAACGAAGAGACGCAGCGCGTCGGCGTGAAGCTGGCGGGGGTGAAGACATGAGAAGCGCACTGAGCCTTGATGGCAAGGCGTATTACAATCTGCACGTCGTAAGCTGCAAGCGGTCGTTCTCCGTCCTAGACGGCGACAATGCCGGGCGCGTTATGACCGGCGCGATGACCCGTGATATTATCGGCACGTATTACAACTACAGCCTTGAAATTGATCCTGTATCGTCAGACCCGGAGGAATACGATGATTTTTATGAGAGCATTTCTGCCCCGGTCGACAGCCACGTGCTGACCGTCCCATATGCGCAGGGGACTATGACCTTTGACGCCTATGTAGCAAACGGCGACGATGAGCTCGCCGGGAGCTACGACGGGCGCAATGATTGGGGCAATCTGACGATCAATTTTGTCGCCATGAAGCCCAAGAGGACGCCGGTATGAGTGTACGCGTGATCTATGAGGACGTAGCGGTAGGCGCAGCAGCGGCGGCAAGCGTGGCGAGCACCGCTGCGCAGCCCTTCTCCGACCTTCCGGAACTGCCGTATGGCACAGAGTCGGTGATCGTCGCAACAAACGAGCTGAACCAGTGGGTGCTGGACGGCTCCCGCCCAATCCTCACGACCGAGCGGGCGGCTTTCTGGTCTGCCAAGCCGAGCAAAGCAGACTGCACCTTCGACGCAAACCCGACGCTGACCATCACGCTGGACGGCACGTTCGCAAGCTCCGGCATTTACCTCTATTTTGACGGTGGCACCGGCGACTATTGCAGCGCCCTGACCATGACGTGGTACAACGGCGAGACAACCGTCGCGTCGCAGGACTTCACGCCGGACGGCCAGAAGTATTTCTGCGCAAAGCCTGTCTCCGGATACAACAAACTCGTGATCGAGCTGAAAAAGACGAGCCTGCCGTACCGGTACGCGAAACTCAGACAGATCTTCTTCGGCATCGTCCGGGAATTCGAGCGGGAGGATCTGCGCAGCGTCAACGTCACGGAGGGGATCAGCGTGATATCTGACGATGTGGAGATCAACACGCTGGATTTCACGCTTGACAATTCGGACGATATCGATTTCATCTTCCAAGAGAAGCAGCCCGTCAGCGCATACGACGGCGCAAAGCTGATCGGCGTCTTTTACATCAAGAGCTCGTCCCGGTCGAGCGCCCGGCTCTATGATGTCTCCTGCCAGGATGCACTCGGCATTCTGGACGATGAGCCTTTTGCGGCGGCAATCTATAGCGAGAAAAACGCAAAAGAGCTGATAAGCTCGATCCTTGGCACGCATTTCACGCTGGATTTTGACGCGGCGCTGGAGAACGAGACAGTAACGGGCTATATCCCGGACTGTACCAAGCGCGAGGCGCTTCAGCAGATCGTCTTTGCCCTGCGCGCGACCATCGACACAAGCGCGTCGCGCGGCGTGCGCGTCCGGAGGCTCACAGCGGCCTCTCCTGCCACGATCCCACTTGACCGGACATACACGGGCGGCAGCGTTGAAACGGCGGCAGCGGTCACGGAGATCCGCGTGACGGCACACAACTATTCGACGTCCGGAAGCGGAGAGAGCGTGGAGGTCGGCGGTACGACCTACTATCACACGACGTCGGTCACGTCCAAGACCAATCCGAACGCCACCACGCAGACCAAGCCGAACGTCATCGAGGTGCGCGACGCTACGCTGGTCAACAGCGACAACGTTGCCGCCGTCGCGCAGCACGTCTTTGACTACTATATGCGCCGTCAGACGCACAGTGTCAAAATTATCGTGGACAAGGAAGCCCCGGGCGATTACGTGCAGACCACAACGCCGTGGGGCACGAAGATCACCGGAACGATCACCAGTATGGACATTCGCCTCAGCGGAATCGCGGCGGCAGAATGCAAGATTATCGGCACATAGAACGGAGGTGCGGCATTTGGTACAGGGAGATTCGTATAACCTTAGTGTTACCATCAAGAATAAAGGGCAGCCTCTGGACGTTGCAAGCGTTGAAAAGGTGGAAATTTCTCTGCTTTATCTGCAAAAGAGCTATCCGGGAGAGATCGGATACGAGGACGGAAAGTTTCTGTTTCCCCTCACCCAGCAGGAGACCTTTCGGCTCCCGAAGCTCTGCCAGATGCAGGTGCGCGTGAAATTCAAGAGCGGTGACGTGATTGGCTCGGAGATCAAGCAGATCGACGTTGCGCACGCGCTTTCAAAGGCGGTGTTGTGATGGGCGGCATTGAATTTGAACTCAAGAACCGCGACCCGATCGACGTTTCCTTTAACGTTTCCGTGCGTGCTGGCGGCGGCTCCGGCGGCGGAGGCATTGCATCGGCGCAGATCGACGAGATCCGCGTGCTGACAAAATCGGACTATGACGCGATGGACGAAAAGGACGCGCGGACGCTGTATCTGGTGGAGGGCTGACATGCTGGCACTTGGAATCAAACGCATTCTGGCGCTGTTCATCGGCTCCATGGGCATTAAGTCCGCCCATCTGGGCGAGAAAACCATTTATGAAAGGCCGGGCGGCTTTTTGTACATTGAACTCAAAAGTGAAGAAAGGGGTTAAATCCGAATGGCAAGCTTTTTTAATTTAACACTCGATACGCTGGCACCTGCCGGTCTATCGATCATCCTGAATGACGGCGCACAGTACGCGACCAGCGCGACCGTCACCGCGAAGATCTCCGTCACAGACGCGGCGACGACCGGCTACCAGATGAAGATCTGGGGCACAAAGGCGGCGAAAACGGAGGCGGCTGCGTCGTGGGAGACATACGCGGCCACAAAATCCATTACGCTCCCGGACGGCGACGGCCTGAAGACGATCTATGTAAAGGTGCGCGACGACGTCGGCAACGAATCGACTGCGGCCAGCGACTCCATCACGCTCAACACCTCGATCCCCGCCGTGACCATCACCGGCCCCGACAAGAGCCGCATTTCCAAGGTAACGGGATACGACGCAGCGGCGTTCTCCTTCGTCTGCGATGTGGACTTTGAGGAATACACCGTCCGCGTCGTCCCGGCGACGAGCAGCCTGCACACGGCGGGCACGCAGATCCCGGCGACGGGCGGCTCCACGAACGTCAGCGGCACGGCGGGCGGCTACAAGAAGAACACCGCCATCAACGTCACTGTCAAGGGCGCGGATCTCGAATCGGCGTCTTCCGGCGACGGCGTGAAGATCGTGAAGGTCTTCGTCAAGAACGCCGCCGGGACGTGGAGCGCAGCCTAATGGCCGCGCCGGAGTTGACCTTCTCCATCACAGGAAACAAGATCTCGGCGGTATCCGGGTACGACTCCATCACCGTCACCTTCTCGTCGGACATCGCCTACACGGCCTTCGAGTGCCGCGCGACGAAGTCCGGCGAGGATTGGGGCCGCGGGAAGGGCGCTTTGATCGCGTCCTTCTCCCAGACCCCGGCGGGCACGCAGCGCACCTTTGAGGTATACGACGATTTCCTGCTTTCCGGAGACGGAGAATACAGAATTTCGCTGTTCGCGCAGGGCGCGGACGGCAGCTGGAATGACAATTATGGATTTATCCCGTCCGGACAGTCGCAGACCATGAAAACGGATGACGGAGAGGATTTCCTGTGCATGAAGGAGTGATCGCATGGCGTACAACAGCCAGTATACCGGCGCGCAGATCGACGAGGCCATCGGCGACGTGCGCGACAATAAAGAGGCGTGGAGCAAAAAGGAACTTCCGGCCGTCACCGCCTCCGACAACGGCAAATTCCTGCGGGTGGTCAATGGAGCGTGGCGCGCGGAAACAATTCCTAGCGCGAATGGAGGTAGCTTCTGATGGCAACTGAATATTTAACGAACGATATAGAACTCACGTCAGTTGCCGATGCCATCAGAGAAAAAGGCGGAACATCCGACCCGCTGACTTACCCAGATGGTTTTGCAAGCGCGGTTCGTGCAATTCAAACCGGGATCGTTCCGCAACTGGTCGTAACGGTATCTGCCGGTGCGACGGTCACAGCGACGAACGGCTCCAAAACGATCAGCGGAACATCTGGCAGCACCGGAGTTTGTACGCTTACCGTTCCGGAGATCGGCACATGGAGCGTATCCGCCACGCTCAACGGGCAAACATCTGACACAAAAGCCGTAACTATCACGGACAGTTACGCGGTGTCGCTTAATTTTGTATATCCGACACTGAATAAAAATACTTGGGAAACAATAAAAGATATATCCGACGCGGGACAGGGCGCGAACTATTGGAGCGTCGGTGACCGAAAGGCTGTAACGCTAAACGGCACGGTTGGACATCTTACACTATCTAATTACACAACATATGCGTTCATTATTGGATTTAACCATAACGCGAGCCTAGAAGGGGAAAACCGTATCCATTTCCAACTTGCAAAGACCGCGCTCTCCGGCGGTACGGACGTGTGTTTCTGCGATAGTTACTATACCTCGCCCGTTTCGACAACCGGCTATTTCTCTATGAACAGTAGTGCAACGAACTCCGGCGGATGGGCGAGCTCGCAAATGCGTACAAATATTTGCGGGACAAGCCTCTCGAGCTATTCCGGAACGATTATCGCAGTCATTCCGGCGGCGCTCCGTGCAGTCCTAAAGTCCGTTACCAAGTACACGGACAATACGGGAAATAATAGCACATCCGCGAGTGCGGTCACGGCGACAAAGGATTACTTTTTCCTCCTCTCGGAGTTTGAGGTTTTCGGGAGCATTTCGAGAGCAAACTCGAACGAGGCGAGTAAGCAAGCGCAGTACGCCTATTATTCCGCTGGAAACAGCAAGGTAAAGTACAAGCACAACGGAACGAGTGCCGCCGCTCGTTGGTGGCTCCGTTCTCCGCTTGCGAGCAGCTCCGACGGTTTCGAGAATGTGAACACCAACGAGACAGTCGAAGACCGCACCGCGCGCGCTTCCTTCGGCTTCGCGCCCGGCTTTTGCGTATGAGGGAGAAGCGCATGGAATATATCGTGTATAAGCGGTTCCGTGGGAATGGCATCGATGGAGCATTTAATCTCCGGTACGGAACTGTTGTATCGGAGATTGAAGGGTTCCTGTTTGCAGCGGACGGCAGGCGGATATGCACTGCGACATCCGAAAACGGGTGGGAGCATTTCAGGCAGAATACACCAGAGGGCGCGATGCGGCAAGAAATGCTTGAACACCTCTACCGCTGGTATGCAAAGCACGGCTGCGGTGAAGATTTTGCGGATGACAAATGGCCGGGGCAGGAAAACGGCTACTGGAAAAATCGGTTGAGAACAGCAAACACAGAGCGATTAGAGAAAATCTATCAAGAGAAATTTGGAGGGACGCCATGTATGCAGTAAAACAGGACGGCGCGTTTGCCGGGTATGCGGACAGTATTGTGCCCATCCGACTGCACGGCAACGGCTGTTATGTGCCGTGCAAGGAAACAGAAGCTAATGGCTTTTGTGCGAAGATGGCTGTGACTATTACGGATGGAGAAGGAACTGAACATCAGGTGCTTTCTGACAGGGTGTTTCATCTCCCCGGTTACACGTTGAAAGGTACGGAGCCGGAGGGCAGCTATGAGGAAATGGGCGCGGCATTGCCGCTGACGGATGCCGAGACCGCCGCGAAGATCCTGCTCGGGGAGGCGGAATAACATGAGCACCTACACCGAGCGGGCGCGGGCGCTGCGCCCCTATATCGTCAAAAGCGCAGCCAGTCTCACCGACGCCGACGCGAGTCTCGCGCCGGAGCTTTTCACCCGCCTGACCGGCTCTGGCAGCCTCGTCAAAGCCGGCACGCGCATCAACTGGGGCGGCACCATCAAGCGCGCCGCCTCCGACCTCTGGGACACGGCCCAGAACACCCCGGACGCCGCCCCGGCCCTCTGGGAAGACATCGCCTACAAGCAGGGCTTCCGCATCATCCCCGAGACCATCACCGCCGGCCTTGCATTCTCCAAAGGCGAAAAAGGCTGGTGGCAGGACGAGCTCTACGAATCCCTGCTCGCCGCCAACGTCTGGAACCCATCCGTTAACCCGGACGGGTGGAAGAAGATCACGGAAGAAGGTACATAGCCATGGACACCAAGACTATCATCGTTACCCTCGTCACCGACCGGACGCAGGCGGATGTGGAGCGGGTGCGGGAGCTGGCGGCGAAGGGGTTCGCGGCCATGACGGCAGCCGAGCAGGCGGAATGGCTGGCGGGGATGAAGGGCGCGTACAACGCTTCCGATCTGAACCGCGTGGGAACCGCCCTGAACTATCTGGCGGGACGCCTCGCCTCAATCTGCGGGAAGAGCATCACGTGGACGGCGAAAACCGATTGGGCTGTCACGGACATTCCAGTAGCCTCACAGGCCGAGACATACCGACGGCAGATACAGGACATTCGCGACGCACTTGCGTATCCTGCCGGGACGCCGGACGTGCCGCAGCTGGCGCGCCTGACCTACACCGGCGCGAATGATATCGAGCGCATTCTTGCGCTCTGCGAAGACTTAATCGTCAACGTTGCAAAATCTTTTCGCCACACCGGCGCGGCGGAGTGCGCCGCAGGAGGATTACTCACATGAAAGATAGGCAGCCAACACAGGTTTTAGCCAACGGCGCGATCCGCTACGGCGTCTATAACGCCGACGGCACGCTCAACCACTACGAATACCTCAAGCGCGAGGACGCGCCCACCGTCGAGGGCACGCCTCTCAACAAGGCGAATCTGCTATCCGATACCACTGCCGCGAAGATCTGGCCCGGCTCGAAGAAGCCGGACGACCCGACCGTGAACGACGCGCTCGGCAAGCTTTCGGAGGGTACGGCCAAAGTCGGCGACATCGCTATCACCGCCCGCACCGACCTCTCCGACGCATGGCTCCCGTGCGACGGGCGCACTGTATCGCAGGAACAGTATCCAAGCCTTTGCGCCGTCCTGCGGACGCCGGACAGCCCGGCGATTTGGACGGAAAAGACCGTATCAACAAACGTCGGAGCGGGCGGCGACGCGCTTTCCTACGAAAACGGCCACTGGTTCCGCACGTACCGGGACGCGACATCCGCACACATTCTGGTGTCGGACGACGGCGAGACGTGGGTAGAATGGCCGATTCCGCAGAACTTCTGGACCGACTCGACAACACTTACTTCTCGAATTGTAGCAGCAAATGCTGTAAAGTACTACAATAATCAATATGTATGTAGCGTGTTAGTACTGTGCGCTACAACATCAGGCACAAAATACAGTTGGGGTGTTCTATTTGCAAGAGAGGTATTTAACGCATTTCAAATCGATTCCCCAGGGGTCTTCAACTGGTATGATTCAGATCGGGTAGAAGACTTTACAGGTACGCGTGCAGACATATATTGGGATGGCCGCTACTTCTTTATAGTAGATATAGAGGACGTTCCATACGCCTCAATCGCCTTATTTCGATATACAGATCAGCTTACAGCTAAAACCAGACCAGCAACTAGCTCGGAAACATCGTGGACTGCTGGATCGCAACTCCCTGGGCATTCTCTGCAGAAGATTCTCGTTCCGGCAGCAGGCGATGGCATTTTTGTCGTAACTATACGTCCTTCCGGCTCTAATGTCGACAACTCATACGGGTGGCTTTCATACTTCCAAGGTGTTACAGCCTCACGACTTGACAAAAACCTGAACACACTTAAACCAACAGATTCTATTGAGTATGAAGCCTTTTTTGAGGTGAATAACGATGTATACCTATACTACACACTCGACAGGTCTGAATATTATCGCTGCAAGATAACGGTTGGAAGCACACTGGACGTATCGACGTCTAGGATAACTGAAGGCGATAGAATACAGTATGCGATAAGCTGCAGCGATCAGGTTGTAGGGGTGTACGATTCGACGGTTAAAGTAGCAGAAGATATAGAGCAAGGATGGGATTTTTCGGCCTCACTTCCTAAAGCCATTGGTAACTATCCTGTTGCAGCAGGCACCATCGTAAGACTGCCATACAAGTCTCAGGGCACGATTGTACAGGATGGTGTCCACGATTTTGCGTACGACAACAAGAAAATCCCTGTCATTACACCCGATAGTCGCAGCAAAGCCTATATCAAGGCACTGGAGGAGTAACTATGCAGGACAGACAGGGCACAAACGATCTTGCGAACGGCGCTGTCCGGTACGGGGTATATGGCGCGGCTGGAAGTCTGCTGCGCTACGAATGGATCCGTCCGGAGGACGAGCCGCTGGAAGCTGGAACGCCGCTCACGGCCGGGAACCTGCTGACGGCACAGAGCGCTGCAAAGATCTGGCGAGCGGGCGACGCACCGGCGAACCCGATGGTAAATGAGGCATTCGGGAAGCTGTCGGAGCCGAATTATCACGTCGGCGATATTCTTACGACCGTCCGCGTCCTCTCCGCCCCGTGGCACGCGTGCGATGGCTCAACATTCGACCAGACTGCATACCCGGCCCTCTACGCAGCCCTCGGCGGCACGACGCTGCCGACAATCAGCTATTCCAGCGATACCACCACCTACATCAAAATGGCGGACGATTAGCCCGGCAAATAAAAGAGAAAGGTACAGAAAAATGGACACCAAAACCATCATCGTCACCCTCGCCTGCGCCGCGCTCGGCTCGTCTGCGCTGACGGCGGTCGTCAACGCCGTCGTCAGCGCGATACAGAAAAAGCGCGGCAAGGCCACATCGCAGGATGAGCACCTCGGCGAGATCGACAAGAAGCTCGACAAGATGCAGACGCATCAGAACGAGCAGTATCTCGCAATTCTCCGTCTGACCATCATGTCAGAGGAAATGCCAATGGCAGAACGTCTGATCGCCGGAGAAAAGTATAAAAAAATGGGCGGGAACGGCGATGTGAAAAAGTTCCTGCACCAGCTGGAGGCGCAATGCGGGCATAGCAGTGCGCAATAAATTGGGAGGCAGATATGCGGGTAAAAGGCAAGTGGAGCAAGGGCGAAATGGCGCGAACCATTGTTGTATATCTGCTCCAGCTCATCACGACGGTAATTGTCTGGGCCTGCGCTCTGAAAACCGTCGCCGTCCTAATTGCAGTCATCCGCAGCCCGGAGCTCGGCGCGTCGGTCGACCTTTCCGACGTACTCGGCTTTACCGGCTGGGCAACCATCACAGAGCTTGGCCTGCTTGCCTTCAAGCGGGTTTTTGCGAAGAAAAATGAAACAGTCGAATAGCGAAAGGAGTAATTACTTATGGACTACACGCAAATTATCTCGGCAGTGATCGCGCTCATCAGCGCGCTCGTCTCGGCATTTCTGATCCCGTGGATCAAGACGAAGATCGACGCGGATAAGCTGCAAACGCTCCGCACCTACGTTGAGATCGGCGTAAAGGCGGCAGAGCAGCTGTACACCGCGACGGACGGAGCGGCGAAAAAGGCGTATGTTGTGAACTTCCTCGCCGAGAAAGGTATTAAATTTGACGTTGAGACCGTCGACAAGCTGATCGAGGCCGCCGTGCTGCAGCTGCATCACGAGCTGTACGGGAGTGAGCGGGCATGAGCATCAAAATTGGGCAGGCCAGTCTTGGGGAAACCGGAGGACGCAACCAGCAGCCAGGCAATCAGACCGGGCGGGAGCTGAATATCTCCAACTGGTACAATGGCCGCTGGCTCGGCATCTTGCGCTACAAGAGCCGCAAAAAGGCCGAGCGGGCCGCGCAGACGTGCGAGGCGGCCATTAAGAACCGGAACATCGGCTACGACATGGACAACAGGAACACGGCGTATGAGGCAGCCAGAGCCGTCGGCTGGGACGTGAGCAGGATCACAAAGCCAGTGGAGACGGACTGCTCCGCGCTCATGATGCTCTGCGCCGTGGCCGCAGGCTGCGCGTCGGTAGAAGCGCTCTACCGTCGGCAGGGCAACAGCTGCACCACCTACTGTATGCTGCACGATTGGCCCGCAACGGGCGATTTTGAATTGCTGACCGGCAGCAAGTATCTGACGACGGACGCGAATCTCCTGCGCGGGGACGTACTGGTAAGCGAGGGCCATACCGTGATGGCCCTCGAAGATGGAAAAAATGCAGAGGAGGAAACCGAAATGGTAGAAAAGAGCAAGATCATCGTCGACGGAAAGGAAGTCACCGTCGAGCGCATTCTGAAGAACGGCACAAACTACGTAAAAGTCCGCGATATCGCCGCCGCGCTGGATCTCGAAGTGAGCAACAAGGGCAATATCGCCGTATTGACGCACAAGGAAAAGTAAGGGGGCAAAGCCTATGTCGCCGCAGGCGCGGGCCAAGCTGCCGCCAGAGCTGGGCAGGCTGACCCGCAAGGATATGGAGGCCGTGATCTATCAGGCCAATCTTGGCCGGGAAAATGAGAAGATCGCGCAGCTCTATTTTGTCGACAAGCTCCCGCAGGTCGACGTTGCGACAGAGATGTTCCTGGGCCGCGCCACGGTCCAGCGCCGCCTGCCGGAGATCATGCGGGAGATGCAGCGGACATCCAGCAAACTGTATAACTGAGATAAGCGCCGAGAAATCGGCGCTTATTTTTAAGAAAATTTTCATTTTCCTCTTGACATTTACACGCATTGCGTGTATAATAAGGCCATAAGATAAAACAAGGCGAAAGCCGGAAAGAGGTACATCATGGAAACCAAGATCATCAACAACCGTTACGAACTCATTGCTTGCACTGCCATTGCCACCGAGGCTGGTGACACGGAAGAACAGTCCGCGATCCTCTGCCGCGATATGGATGCCTGCCTGGGCGATGCATTCTGCGTGTACTTTGGCTACACACTGGACGAACTTGCAGACAGCATTGAAGACGCTGACTATCCCGATTTCAGCGACGATACACTCGCCACCGTCCGCATCGACGGTCAGCCCATCAGCGCGTACTGCTTCTGATCGATGGATCGCATCTGTTCTCAGTGCGGTGCGCACTTCGAAGGATTCTCGCGCGATACAAGATGCCAAAAGTGCCGAAGGACTCCAGTGAGAGCCCTTCGCACAAAGGTTTGCGCGGATTGCGGGAAGAGCTATGAAACATATGGTACGCGCTCATTTTACTGCCCGGATTGCAGCGAAGCGCGAAAACGGATTGCCCGCGCAGAATGCAGGAAGCGAAAGGCGGCGGGCAAAACCCGCCCCATCGGCTCAAAGGATATCTGCGAGCGCTGCGGAGCCGAATACACTGTAGAGGGCGGTTTGCAGCGTTACTGCCCGGACTGCGCCAAAAAGCGCACGAACGAATACTGCCTCGAACGCTTTTACAACGGCGGTGCGGAGCAGAGAAGGGCCCGTACTGATTCCAGAGCCATCGCAACAGCGAACTGCATTGTGTGCGGCAAGCCGTTCCCGCTGGATGGGGCGCGTGACAAATGCTGCTCGGAGGAATGCCTGCGTATCCGAGCCCGGCAGCTTACTGCGCTGCATTATCAGGAGCATACCGAGCAATACAAAGAGCGGTGGCAGCAGTGGTATGCAGAAAACAAAGAAGAGTACCTGGAAAAGAAGAAGTCCGCAAAGAAAAGCAAGGAGGAATCCCGATGAAACTCACACCCTTTATTCGTTTCGCCCTCTACACCGAAACCGACGCATACGCCGACCGCGAAGCATACATTTCCGATATGGCGCTATCGAGCGTCTGGGGCGACGCCGAAGACGAAGAGATTCCGGCGGAGCGGCTGGCGCTGCTCGGCGGGATCTGGGACGGCACGCACTGCACGATCCCGGAGCTGATTAAGCAGCACGGCCTGACGCAGACGGGCTTCGCGCAGTATTTTGGAATCCCGCTGCGCACCGTGCAGGACTGGTGCGCTGGGCGGCGGGGATGCCCGCCGTATGTGGCCGCGATGGCGGCAGAGATTCTGGCTGTGAACGAACGATAACAAAAACTAAGCCCGTGGAATAACCACGGGCTTAAATTTTGAACCAAATTGATACACAACTGAGGCACAAGAAGCCGTAAAAAAGCCCATACTGGACACACAAAGGAGTGTTCGGTATGGGCTTTTCTTATTTTAATCCAAATCCCGCCGGGCAGAAGGTCGGGGACTGCACCGTCCGGGCTATCGCAAAGGCGACCGGGAAGAGCTGGGACGAGGTGTATATCGGATTGTGCCTGCAAGGACTCATCATGGGAGATCTGCCGAGCGCAAACAGCGTATGGAGCGCTTACCTCCGGCAGCAGGGCTTTACCCGGAACGTAATCCCGAACACGTGCCCGGACTGCTATACCGTCGCGGATTTCTGCGCAGATCATCCGCGCGGCGTGTACGTGCTGGCTCTATCAAGCCATGTGGTCTGCGCGGAGAACGGAAGCTATTTCGATACATGGGACAGCGGCAATGAGATCCCGCTGTTCTACTGGGCAAAGGAGGAAGCTTAATGTTTGGACAGCAGCCGTATGTGTATCAGCAGCCGATTTACAATCAGCCGCCCATGCCGCCGATGCAGGAGCCGCAAATGCAGATGCGTCCGCAGTATCAGCCTGCGCCGCAGATGCCAGCTTATCAGCCGCAGCCACAGCAGCCGCAGAACCAGTCGATCATCTGGGTTCCGAACGAGCAGGCGGCGAACGACTTCATTGTCGCGCCTAACAACGCCGTTACATTGTGGGATATGAATGCGCCTGTCGTGTACGTGAAAAAGGCCGACGCGAGCGGGAAACCGGCCATGACAACCTACGATCTCGTAGAGCGCGCACAGGCCGTTATAACGCCCGCAGCGCCGCGAAGGGACATGAGTGAGGAATACGTGACGCGCAAGGAGTTTGACGAGCTGGTAGCCAAGCTGACGGCCCCCAGCGCCAGACCGGCGAGAAAGACAAAGGAGGCTGAAAGCGATGGCTAATCCCCTGTTTCAGGCCCTCGGCGGCGGACAGATGCCAGGCCGGATGGGGCAGTTCCAAAACATGATACAGCAGTTCCGGCAATTCCAGAACAGCTTTCAGGGTGACCCAAAAGCAGAGATCGAAAAGCTTGTGCAAAGCGGGAAAATCTCGCAGCAGCAGTTGAATCAGCTACAGCAGGTGGCGGGGCAATTCCGGCAGCTGCTGCAATAGTTCGGGAATTCCGAACAGTTGAACGATCAAAATCGTGGCCACGATTGAGATAAATCTTTTGAATCTACGAAAGGAATGAAAAATATGAGTTTGAATGACGGCTCCCCGACCATGACAATGCCCGTCGCGCCTACCGGCATGACAGGTGGCGGCTGGGGCGGCTTCGGCGGTGATAATGGCTGGTGGATCATCATCCTGTTCCTTGCCATTTTCTGCGGCTGGGGCGGAAATGGAAACGGATTCGGCAACAACGGCAGAAATTCCGGCGGCGTTGTAGACGGCTATGTGCTGGCCTCTGACTTCTCCAACATCGAGCGCAAGATCGACAGTGTAAATCAGGGACTTTGCGACGGATTTTACCAGCAGGCGCAGCTTGTCAACGGCACCAACATGGCGATGGCAAGCGGCTTTGCTCAGGCCGAGCTTTCCCGCTGCAACCAGCAGGCCGCGCTTATGCAGCAGCTGAACAACATGGCGATGCAGGCACAGGAGTGCTGCTGCGAAAACCGCGCTGCAATCGCCCAGGTACGCTATGACATGGCGACGCAGGCGTGCGACACCCGCAACACCGTGCAGAACACCACGCGCGACATCATCGATGCCATGAACTGCGGCTTCCGCAGCATCGACCAGCGTCTGACGGCGCAGGAGCTTGCGGCGAAGGACGCGAAGATTGCCGAGCAGAACCAGCAGCTTTTCGGCTACCAGCTGGCAGCATCGCAGGCGGCACAGAACAATTACCTTGTTTCCACGCTTCGCCCGAGTCCCAGCCCGGCCTATGTTGTCGCGAATCCGTACTGCTGCAACAGCGGCTACAACTACGGCTGCGGCAACTGCGCGTAACAACTCCACATCGTAGAGCTTTTTCGTGGCCTCACGAAAATGGTCGGCCCCCATTGCCGATACTCGATAGCAACGCGGCGGGGCAATCGTCCCGCCGCTATATTTTTTATGAAAGGAATGATTTTATGGCTGAATTTACATCATCCGGGATTCAAACTGTCGCCGCTGGGCAGAACGTCCCTCTGATCTCCACGGCGGCTTGCGGAAAGCCGTGCATCGTACATCGAGAAGGAAGCGGGCTCGTTACGCTCCGCGGGCTTACGCAGCAATGCAAGGCGAAGTTCCGCGTATCCTTTGGTGCGAATATCGCCGTCCCTACAGGCGGAACAGTAGGCGCCATTACCGCTGCGCTCGCAATCAACGGCGAACCTCTGAGCAGCGCCACAGCGACCGTAACCCCTGCGGCTGTTGAGAACTATTTCAACATCTTCGTTTCCGCATTCGTGGAAGTCCCGCGCGGCTGCTGCCTGACTGTAGCGGCGAAGAACACCAGCGCGCAGGCGATCAGTTTCGCAAATAGCAATATGATCGTCGAGCGCGTATCGTGAAAGGAGGATGCAATATGTACGATCTGAGAAATCTCCGCGAAATGCTCTGCAAAGAGCTTGACGAAATCTCCGACAAGCGCGAAATGTCTGCGGGCGACCTCGACGCGATCCAGAAGCTGACGAGTTCCATCAAGAATACCTACAAGATCGAGATGGCTGAAGACGGCGGCTATTCCCGCGATGGCGAGTGGGAGGCGGATATGCGCGGTACTTACGGCCGGGGCAGCTCTTACCGTGGCCGCCGCCGTGACGCAATGGGCCGCTATACCCGCGCTGATGCCCGCGAGCATATGCGCGCGCAGCTGGACGATATGATGCGTGATGCGGACGACGATAAAACCCGCGAAGCGATCCGCCGCTGCATGGAGCAGATCGAGCGGGCATAAGGGGGATATGATATGCTGGATAAAGCCGAGATCCGCAAGGAGATAGCGCGGCTGGAATATGAGGAATCCAGCTATCCCAATTATGCCAAACTGGCAGATCTTTATGTGATACGCGACAAGATGCAGGAGGAGGAACGGGGCGACGGCGGTAGGTATGTGGGTTGCTACTCCGGCGCTCCCGCCCCTGTGACCGCAGAACCGGCTACCGTGGGCGAGTACGGGGACAGTGAGTTTTTGCTTGCGGTAGCTGGGAAAGACCCGGCGAAGGCTTGGACGGTCGTTGATGAACTCATGGACACATTATCGCTTGTGAACCGAAAAGTCTATGATTCTATGCTTCGGAAAATAAAGTCCATGTAGCAAAAAAATAGGGGAGTCCCCTCGCATTGCGCTGAATTTGTAGCATACAATGTAGCATACGGGAAATAATTTTATGTTACAGAGCGTGTCATAACGTGATTTTTTGCTTTTTGAAAATACGCAGAAAATAGGGTGAAAATCATAAAAAAGTACCGATTTTAGCTTTAAAACAGCTAAAATCGGTACTTTGGCGCGGAAGGAGAGATTTGAACTCTCGCGCGCTTTTTAGACGCCTACTCCCTTAGCAGGGGAGAAAAACCCATTGAAAACACTGGGGAAATTGGCGTTTGTAACATATTTTGTAGCATACAGAATTCACTCTGGCGAGTCGTTTTGCAACTGATTTACGGCATCGACCATGCCTTTCATGTCCGGGTGTACGTACCGTTGGGTAGTCGTTATCTTTGTGTGGCGCATGATTTCCTTGATCGTAAACGGGTCGATGTTTTTCATCGCGAGGGCTGTAGCGGTTGTATGGCGGCATGAGTAAGGTGGTAGCTTTTGCACTCCGGCGAGCTCCAAACACTCATAATATCTCTTGTAAAAATTATCTTTGTTTATGCAGCAGATATTTCCGACGCGCGATTTGCTTTCTTCGCATAGTTCATGCAGCACCGGCGCAACGAAATCCGGGAAGACCATAGGCGTTTCCTTCCGCTTCTTTGTCTTTATGCCGCCTCGGACGATCTCATTCTTTTCAAAGTCAATCATATCTTTCTTGAGTTTCAGAAGCTCACCGGGCATCATGCCGGTATAAATCATCGTTAAAATAAACCCAATGAAGTGGTCTTTTGCATACGCTTCCCATAGCTTTTTTACGTCGGCGTCGGTAAACGGTTCCGGCGACTTCTCTTCCAATTCCGGAAGCTTTATGTACTTTGCAAGATTCACGGTTGTTTGCTTTTCTGCGATTGCGAGGTTATAACAGTGGGAGAGGACGGTTTTCATATCTTTCCGCGTGTAATAGGTGCTGGCGTTGCGGTCGATGACATCCTGTATCTGCGCGATGGTAAGCGCGTCGATCTCACGGTCGGCGATTTCTCTCATGCGCTCGAAAGCCTTTTCCGCCGCTCCCTGACGATCAGCCGATAAGGATAGATAATCCCCACGCAGATATGTTTTGTAGTATTCTCTGAGAGTGGGGATTCGCTGCTCTTCCTTCGGAGGGTTTGCTGCATATTGGAGCGCGGCACGCTTTGACGTAAAGCCTCCCTTTGTCTTCATCTTTTGATGGAGTTTGTCGTTTTCGTCAAGGTACGTCTTTTCAGTCCACCGGGCAGTCCACGTTTTCCCACGCTGGTAGGCGTTTCCCTGCCCGTTTCCGCGCGTCCGATTGCGCTGCGCTTCCTGTTTTTTACCGCACCAGCAACAGTAGGGCGCGCCGTCTGGGATTTCTTTTTTACACCTGATGCACTCCATGTTTCCCTCCACGTTCTTTTCGGATCGCGTAGAAAGTAATTGCCGAAGCCAGCGCTGAACCTACGATCAGGGCAATGCAAACCCATGCAGCTACGGACAAATCTCCATCGCGAATGAGGCCTGCGCTCCGACTCTGCGCATCCGTCACAAGGCAGGCAATCAGAGAAAAGGAGAGCAGCATACAAAACAGGGCGAGGACGTAACACATTGTATGTGTAGACTTTATCTGTGCGCTTTGCACGGCCGCTGTTGCCTCCAGTTTGGCGTTTTCAAGCTCGACGTGATGGATCTGCTTGGCCAGCTTTTCCGGGCTTCCGACGCGATTTTCAAGGCCGAACAGCTCGTCGAGCGACAACCCGAGCGTTTTGCATAGCGCAGCCGAGTTGTAAAGCCGTGGATCCGCTTGTGTTCCAGCGTATAATCGGCTCACGGCAGAGAAGGAAACGCCGGACTCGTTCGACAGCTCCTCCAACGTCATCCCGCTTGCATCTTTTGCCCTTCTGATCTTCCCCTGATACGCGCCGATAAACGGAGCGAGATCCTGTATTGCGGACATGATTACGCCTCCATTCGTAAGTTTCAGTTTTATTTCTTACATTTTCCATATAAAAATGCAAAACATATGACAAGAACGCAGGATTCGCCCTTTTCTTACAAACATTATCTGGTACAATGAAAACGTAGCAGATAGTTCCTGAATCCGGCATCTGTTGAAATGGCCCCACCGTATGTTCCAGATACGATGGGGCCGGGCAAACCAAATATTATATCAAATCATCAGTCCCATAAACTGTACACCATCGGATTCCTGATTCCCAAAAATAACGCGGTCTGTTTGTTTATAATACCATGTTGATTTTTAGAACAATCGTTCTATAATAAATGACAGGAGGAAAAAATATGGAGTGCATCAACATCCGGGTAAACAATGGGCGGGTCGACGTGACGGTCGACGGCGCGAAGCTGACGGACGTGCACAGCGTCAGCGTGGACTACATCAAGGGTATTCCGCTCCTGTTTTCCTGCGTCGCGGACGTAGGCCGGGAGCAGGACGAGCGGCGGGAGCCACACGTACTGCATTGATCTGAATCATCTTGGATTGCAAGTGCCGCAAGCTCCGTATCCGGCGGCTATGGCGTCGTCAGAGGAATCGAACCAGATTTCGTTTTCACTTAGTATCTTTTTGGCCCATCGGCAACTCGGTTTGTGGAATTTGTCGCTATCCTTGCTTGCGATGAATTTTCCAGCGGACTTACCCTGAGAAGGATCTGGAGAAGTAGTTTCCACAGGGGAGTCTGCCTCGCTGACGTCGGAATTGACGTCAGAAGAGAGCGCGTCGGGATTGACATCCTTTGAATTTGCTTCCTGCAAGAGATTGCCGGACTGATCTATAAAGCGGACATTGATATTATCAACCGGTTCGCCCGTGCTGAAATAGTGATACAGGCCGCCGCTCATATAGAACACCAAGGTCATGAGAGATTCCTGAAGGTTTACAGTGTCGGAAGACAGCGTGACGGTGAATTTTGTGTAGTCGTCGGAGGAATCAATCGCAGTGACGTTCGGGTAGTCCTCAGAGCCTACCATATCAGCAAGGCTGCTGTCGATCTGCTCCGCCATATCCTGAATCAGCTTTTTGTGGCAGGCTTCCGTCATAACGTACGTCACGGAGCCGTCCGCATTCAACGTGGCGGACTTGAAGCCGTCTGTCCGCTCGACTGCTGCGTCAAGCTCATCCTGTGTGGCGTCTTCGCCTACGTAGTCAGACGGAATTGTGATTTCAACTGTCCCGCCGCCGAACAACGTCCCGGAGTGCTTTTCCACGTTGAAGGATTGCGAAGATTGTTCAGGTGCATCCTGCGCGATGGACTGTTCGGGCGTTTCCGGCGTCTGGGAAACCGCCTCCTGTGCCTGTGCGGGCGGCTGATCCGCCTGCTTAGGCTGCTTCGGAAAGAGCAAGATGCCGAGAGCAGCCAATACGGTGGCGCCGATCAGAATAAAATTCCTCGAAGAGCCGGTTTTTCTCCTGCTTTTTGCGCCGCATACCTTGCAAACGCGCTCGCTGGCGTTGATCTGTGCGCCGCAGGAGCGGCAGATCATCTTCCGGTTCGGCGTGTCGCAATGCGGGCAGAACTTCTCCCGTTCCAGGAACTCTGCCCCGCATCTTGGGCACTGCACAATATATTCATTTTTAGTCATCAATGCGGCACTCCTTATATGGTTTGTAAACAATTACATATTACCACTTAGAACCAGCAGCCGCAATGTAGAAGCTGCACAAAAATAAACGTCGGAATTTGGAAGAATGGAGATAGGAGCTGAAATGAACGAAAGAGAAGCCGCGACAATCAAGGAATTGGTGGAAACTATATCAAGATTCACGCCCGAAAAACTCAATCTTTTTCTATCTGCTTCGCAAGATTTAATAGAGCGGATGCAAGTTCGGGACGATTCATGCAAATCCGAATAATCTGCTGGATATCCTCCGGCAAGTCACGAATAAGCGCTTCGCCATCGGCGGGGCGCTCTTTTTTTATGCCTTTGCCTATCAGTTCTTCTACTGTTACGCCGAAGTAGTCGGCGATTTTTTGCGCATTTACGTCAGAGGGTTTTGTCTTCCGCGCTTTCCAACAGCTTATTGTTGACTTGTCAATTCCGAGTTCTCGGCCAACGTATGCAGGGGTTTTGTTTACAGAAGCGCAAAGCGCAACAAAGTTGTCATAAAACACAATAATACACCTCTGGAATTGTTAAATACGACGAAAGTTGAATTAGTTTGCAAATAGCGGTTGACAGTTGAGAATGTTTGATGTATTATTGCCTTGTGGTTGAAAAAGTTTGCAACAGACAAGACCCAAGCAAATCAACGCTTGCGCCAATGCTAATGTGTTTCTCGCAAATTCATAGTAGCACAAACAGTAAACAATTTCAACAATAAATTTCAAAAGTTGACTGCGGCGAAAAGAAAAGCCGCCCGTGGTTCGTTCACGAGCGGGTTTCCCCAGAGTTGTTTACCAGAACGCGCTGCACAGGATGGTCGGCTGCATTACTTCGCATCCGTCCGAATTGGTAGAGTTCTTTCCACCGGCTCGGCAATACTATCCTGACACAAAACGAACTTGCGCTTCTATGGACGCGCCGCTCACTTTGGCAGTTCTGGCGCTGCCCCTTGCCCTAACGCATCACGCCGTTTCTTTGGTCTGGAACTGGCAAGTTCAAAAGTTTGGTCATGACAACCACCTCCTGAATTTACCTAAAAGGGCTAATGGCAGTATAGCACGTCCGGGGCGTTGCAGTCAACAATTTTAACAGAATGGAGGTGTGTATATGCCTGAAAAATGGACAGGCGTACTGATCGGGAAAATGCACAATGCGCGTGTTTCATACGACGATCTTGCCGCAGAGCTTGGACTTACAAAAGGCTATCTGTCCTTGATCCTGAACGGGAAAAGAAATCCGCCGGGTGCGAGGAAGCGCTTGGAAGACGCGGTTAAGGCCGTGATCGAACGAAGAAAGGAGGAAAAATGACGCTGGACGATATCCGGGCAATGTCAAAGCCCACAATCCTCGCAAGCGAGGCGGCGCAGGTGCTCGGCTGTACCCCGCAATGGCTTCGCTTGATGGCGAGGGAACAGCCTGAAAAGCTGGGCTTCCCGGTCTGCTGCACAAGCAAGCACAGAGTAAAGATCCCGAGAGAGCCGTTTTTGCGGTTTCTCGGAGCATGAGGAGGAACAAATGAAAGTCAGATTAACATTTTTGGAGCCGGTTCTTGGCACATGGCCGAGCAGCGAGAACATTGCGCGGGACTATATCGCAAGCAAGGCCCCGGACGCAAGCACGATCGAGGATGAGATCGCAGCGCTCGGCGCGGACGCTGTCGCCGAAAAGGGCAAAACCGTTTTCCCACGAACCAACGGACAGCCGATTCTGTACGATTATCAGATCAAAGGCTTTTTCAAAGACGCCTGCGGTATGCTGGCACGCGTGAAATCCAAGAAATCCAGCGCGCTGAAAGCCTATAAGAAGATCATCGACGGCCTGATCTTTGTAGAGCCGCGCATGATTCCCATTGAGGTAAACGGAGAAATCGGCGAATGCCAGCGTCCGCTTCGCGCGCAGACCGCACAGGGCGAGCGTGTCAGCCTTGCGAACTCCGAGGAAATCCCGGCGGGCAGTTCCATCGAGCTTGATATCGTGATGCTCGACGAAAAGGCACACAAGGAAGCAGTGCTGGAATGGCTGGAGTATGGCCGCCTGCGCGGCATCGGCCAGTGGCGGAACTCCGGCAAGGGCAGATTTACCTACGAGGTTCTGGAGGATTAAGTGCAAGGGCTTGGTTTTGCGTTGAGTGCTGAGCGCAGCAATGGAATTGCACCGTACCGATTGGCGTAGATGGGCAACGGCAAAGCGAGGCGTAGATGGGCAAAGGCAATGCCGCGATTCGCAGGGTGTCTCAATGCAATGCAACGGCGTAGCGAAGCGGAGAATAGCGGCGCAACGGCAATGAACTGCAAGGCAATGGCAAGGAATGAATAGCCCAGCAACGCAGGGGCATAGCAAAGCAAGGGAGCGCTACACAATGACAGGCAAGGGCATGGCAAATCATCGAAGGCTATGCGCAGCTACGGCGCAGCAACGAATGCAAAGCAGGGGAAGAGCGAAGCAAAGCGTCGCTTCGCAGCGGCAACGAATTGCGAAGCAACGAACAGAAATCGAAAAAGGAGTGGATAGCATGAGAACAAACCTTGCCGTGGAAACGACTGAGGAACGCCGGGAACGGCTGCGGGAGGAATTGGAGGCCCGCAAGGCGGCGCGGAGGATCGTCAAAGGGATGTGCCTTTGGGTGAGCGGCGCGGCGATGATCTTGGCCGCAATGGCAGGGACAGCCGCAATGACGTATGAATGCGTTGTGACTGGCTTCGTCGCGCTCGTAGCGCTGCTGTACGGGCTGGCATAAAGAAATGACCCCTGCCGCGCGGCAACGCGACAGAGGCCGAAAGGAAAACGATTGTTGCCCTCATTATAGGGCAGAAAGGAACCTATGTCAAGTTTAACGGATTCCCGCGTCCGGCACGGTGCGAAAGCCTGCGTCGACGCGGTACATCGGGCCGACTACCCGAAGTTTAATAAGGTTCTGCTTTCGCAATGCGAACACCCGGAGAAATACGGTGTCAGGCTAGAACCCGACGCAGCTGCGGCGATCAAGGCGCTGGACGCGCCAAAGAACCGCGTTGAGCGCAGGAAGAAGACGAACCGGTATTATTTCCGGCTGACGGATGATCAGGCTAAGAAGCTGGACAGGCTTCTGAAAAAGCTGGGCTATTCTACGGTTCAGAGCTTCTGTGAAGCGCTGATCCGCCAGGAGGTGAGCCGGAATGGCATATGACGGCGAAAACCTGTACTTGAGCATTCCGGAGCCGGAGCACGAGCCGGACGAGCCGGAGGACGAAGATCGTTATTTGTTCCCGCCGCTGTGGCTGGTGGGAAAGATGAAACAGGAGGATCAACATGAAAGTTTATAAAGGCACGGATAAGGATATGAAGTGCCGCGGGTTTCAATACAAGCTCGGCGAAACCGCTGTTTTTGATGGAGAGCCGCATCTTTGCAAGGCTGGCCTGCACGCGTGCGAACAACCGATTGATGTGCTGAACCACTACACACCGAATGAAAGCCGGTACTTTGAGGCAGAGGCAGAAGAGGTATCTGCCGAACGTGAATCATCGGATAGCAAGATTGTTGCGAAGAAAATGACACTGAAAGCCGAGATTGGCGTTCCTGGCCTCGTGAAAGCGCAGATCGAATATGTCAAGAGCCAAATCGGATTTGACGACGCGATCAAGCGCGCAAACGCCGAAAAAGAGAATCATGCCACAAGCGATCGGGGCGCGGCCTCCGCCACGGGCGATCGGGGCGCGGCCTCCGCCACGGGCGATCAGGGCGCGGCCTCCGCCACGGGCGATCAGGGCGCGGCCTCCGCCACGGGCGATCGGGGCGCGGCCTCCGCCACGGGCGATCGGGGCGCGGCCTCCGCCACGGG